GTGCGAAGCCGAGAACAATGGTTGACCGTCACCGCCAGTGTAGTCGGTGTCGAAGCCGTTGTTCAAGACTGCAGCAGCCTTAGTTTGCTTGGTGTAGGACATGGCGCGAGCCAAGGCCTTCGTGTAACGCGACGACAAGGAGTCGTACAAGTTATCTTCAATCGCTTCTTCCGTGAGCGAGAACCCGAGGGCAATCGTTTCGTGGTTGTAGCGAGCAGTGAAGACTTCCTGTGCGTTGTCGTACGCGATGGCCGAACCTTCGTTCTTGACTGGAGCAGCCGAGAAACCAGACAACTTTGTTTCTTCTTCGAACGAACGCTCAGAAGTTTCCGTGTCGTATATTTCTTTGTGCTCTTCGCCGTAACGTGCATACTCAAGGCCGAACAAAGCGTTCAGTCCGGGCAACAGTTCTTTAAGAAGTTGTGCGCGTGAAATTGCCATTGTTCAGTCTCCTTATGCCAGACCGGTTGGGTTGAGGTAGCTGTGGGTGCCTTGGTTCCACTTTACGATAACTTCGGTGTAAGAACCGGGGTTACCTGCAATAGCGGTCTCAGGAACAACATCCACAACGCGGATAGGCCACGTCGAAGTTTGACCTTCGGTCGAGTCTACACCGACCTTAGAGTTACCCGTCGAAGTTGAACCTACGTTGTTCGCACCGTTAGCGAGCTTGAGGTTCGAACCAACAGCAGCTTGTGTTACGAAGCTGATGGTGTTCGAGTTGGTACCAGCGCATACAGCGACCTTGAACAACGCATCAGGGTCTTCCTGAACGTATGCTCGGATGTCGTCGATGCCTGTAGTGCCGGGGTAGAACTGACGGAATGTCAATCCAAAGGTTGGGTCCGTGTAGGTGCAACCGAGGAAAACACCGACAGGGGTGGCCGAGTCTGTACCAGTGTCCTTACCAACGGTACCGCCTGCGAGCAACTTAACGACGTCACCATAGAAGATGGCTGTCGAAGAGTTGGTTGCGATTGGAAGTTGACGAGTTGCACCAGCAAAAACCTGTCCGCCGATCAAATTGATCGGGATTAGCCCGTAAGGGCTGGTAACAGAAGGGTATGCCATTTTATAGCTCCTTTAGCTATTTGCCTTTGCCAAATGACGTCGTAGACCGTTTTTCCCTAAAGAGTGGCATACGAGCGTCGTTCTCACGCATGAAGTTATTGTCCACGGAGTCCATCTGAGACTGGTTTTTGCTAGCGAAGTATTCCTTACGCTGGCGCATCAGTTCTTCTGGTGCCTTGCACAACAACAGTCCTGCGACTTCGATGTTGTTTTTGAAACGGCTGTCCGGGTCCACCAGCATTTGAAACTGGGGTTGTTCCTCGATGGCCACTGGCTCCCAACCTTCCCGTAGTTTGGACGAGACGTTACTGGGGTCATTCTTACCCATCGAAGCTACACGTATCCAACGATACGCATAACCAGCTTGCTTGTCCGGTTCTGGCAGGGTCGATGCCGGTTGCCATACTTTAGGACGTTCAGCTTCTGCACGAGTTTCACGAGGGGCGCGCTCTGCGCTTGTCCTGTTATCAGCTACATTAGTCATCTTATTTCTCCATCTTCACTAGTTCACGGGCATACTGTTCAGGCGTTAAGCCTAGACGTTTTGCAATTGCCAATTGGGACTGTTTCAACACAATCTTTTTGGGGGACCGTGTTCGTGAGGCTGGAGCGACGACAGATGACGCTTTTTGTTCGCGTGCAGTGGGTCTGGTGTCACCATTATCCATTTCATCTCCGAAGTAATCGGAGAAGCGACGGCGCATAGTTTTGTCTACAACGCCCCAATATTCGTCGGTGCCTGCAAATTGCGGGCCACGTTCATTTATGAGCCTCTGGTGAAGCCCAAGAGCAGTTGCAGTCATTTCCGGGTCTGTACCATACCACGTATTGCGCTCTTGCCACGCCATAGTTTTCTGGTCAGGTTGCGGAATTTGCGCCTGCTGTTGCGGTATTTCTACCTCATTATATTCCTCCTGTAAAGAAGGACGATAATTATTTATTTGCTGTACTCGATAGTTAACTTGAGCAAGCTTCTCTTGAGCGTCTGCTAGACGATCTGCATCACCTGACTCGTAAGCTTCTTTAAACTCACGTTTGGCTGCAGCAGCCTCAAATTCCGCAGTTTGCTTGTAGCTACCAAGCAACGACTGTTCGCCTTGTGCTAGCGTACTCTTTAACCTGCGGTTCTCTTCAAGAATACGTTGCGCAACAGAAAGAGCTTCTGTCTTCTCGCGCATCTCACGTTCTTTTTCACGGCGTTCGTCGTGCCAGACTTTCTTCATCTGCTTCAGACGTGTCTTTACCTTGTCGGAGTAATCTTCAAGCTCATCAGCTTCCAATTCTTCAACAAGTTCCTTCGGCATTGGCTCACGGCCACGGTCTGCTTCAGGGGTGTCATCTTCAATTTCAATTTCCGGCTTATCAGCCTCAGAAACGGGGGTTTCGTCTTCGATCTCGAACGAAAAATCGTCGTTATCATCCATACTCATGTCATTCTCCTTTGTACGGGTTACGTCCGTTAAGCGCGGGAAATGCCCCGAGGATCATCCACGACACCTTCGACACTGTCGTCGTTAATGATGCGGAACTCACGACCGTGAATTTTCACACGGCTACCTGCCATTGGGCGGGTCAGAATGAAGTCACCTTCTTGGCACCATGGGCCGGACGGGAAGCGTTTCTCGTCCTTGTAGCAATCTGGACCCATCTTCAGCACCATAAGCACTGGAGTGGTGAGTTCTTCATACTGCTTGGTAGAGTCGGCTTTGAAAATACCACCAGCGGTCTTCTCTTCGGCTTCTGGAAGCGCACATAGAATGCGATAGCCTGATGGGTCTGGAAGCTGCTTGGCTTTCTTCTCGTCAGTGTCCGGTAGGACTGTTGCGTCCTCAATGTTGTTTACGTCCGAAGCCAAAAAAATCTCTGGCAGGACGGGGAGAGTATTGTCCTCTTCAGTCATCATCTTGTTCCATTCTTTGTGCGGTTTCAGCGATGAAACCGTTTGACATCATAAGTCCGCGAATAATTCCGCAGGCATATTTATATTCCCCATGGTCCTTCGCGGTACCACGAGCGAGATCGCCGCTAATCACGTCAATCTCATCTTGTACCTTTTTTGATAGGTACATCAGTACTTCATTCGTCATTCATTCTCCTTAGGCATTGCTTGGTTGGGAACGGGTTGTTCGCTTCGTAGGGCTTCACGGGACATCTCAATGCCCATGCGGAACCCTTCTGCTTCCTGCTTAGCTTCCATTTCACTCTTGGAAGCGGCAAGTTTTGCGCCGACCTGAAGGCCTGCGATTTCTTCTTGTGACTCGATACGCATTTGTTCGAGTTCAAGTTTGTCGTTCTTCTCAGCGGCGTCAATCTGTAGCTTCTGCCGTTTAAGCTCGAGTTCGCCCCTCTTAATCTCCAGTTCTTGCATCTGCATCTGGACGATAGGGTCTTGCGCCATCTGCTGTGCTTGCTGTTGTGCAGCTTCAGCTTGGTTCTTCTGGAGCAGTTGGCCTGCGGCCATTGCTGCGAGGCGGGAGACAGCCAACTCGGTGTCTTCGTCCATTTCTGCATCTGGTGGAGGTAGTGGTACACCAGCCTGTTCTTCGACTTGCTTGCGATACTCGAACGCAAGGTGTTGGGCTATGTGAGCTTGCATAGAAGCCATCATTGCCTGCGCGTTAGGGTTCTGGCCCATAAGCTGCATAATCTTGGGGTCTTGCATGGCGCTTGTGTGCACTGCAATATGTGCTTGGTGGTCTTGGTAAATAAACGCCTTGACAGGCTTACCATTAAGAACATCCATGTTTTCAGACACAGGGTCACGCGGCTTCATGTCGTCACCATCTTGAAGTGGTACGAGCTTCTGCGCGTTCTTGATACCTAGCACCTCAAGCATCTGACGGTGTAGGTAGGGCAAGTCGTAGATTTGCGGCGCGCCCTGTGCCAACTGAATAACAGCCTGATATTGTACGATCTTCTGCGCCATAGTGGCAGCGTTGGGATCGGATACCGGGATAACTTCGACGTTATCATAGTCAGACTTCTTAGCCCTGCGACCACCTTCTTCTGGTTCGTAGGAATAATCCGCTGGCGTGTAGTCAGCGATAATCCCCTTAAGAAGCTGGAACTCACGCTTCATCGCGTAGTGGACGCGTGCCTGCACGGCACTCATCATCTTCAACGTACGCTCGAGAATAGCCAGTGTGGTGCCCACAGGAGCCTGTGCAGACATGTCAGACACCTTCATGTCCGCCATACCCGCGAAGCGACGACCTTCGTCTACGATGGTCCCTAGGAGGCTGTAGAGCACTTGGCTTGGCTCTTTGTATGGCAGCGGCATGATATTATCACGCATCGTACCTGACGCTACGTCTACATCGCGCCATTCAGCAGGGCTTATCGGGGTGTCATCACCCTTGACGCGCAAGCCCTTAGTTTTGAATCCACCCGGTAGATTAGATAGAGTACCAGCATCAACAAGCTGACGAATAAGGCTGGTACCAGACTTAGCAAAAGCACCGATAAGGTGAATAAGGCCAAAAGCGTAGAAGCCAAAGCCCGGAACATACGAATAATGTACGAAGTGGTTGCGCTTAAGCTTCTTTTTGTCATCTGGGTTCCAGTTACGGCGAATAGATAGGACCGTTTCGGTCTCTTTGTCTATGGTCACGACGTATGGGAGCGCGATTTCGAGGTCATTTTCAGTCTCATCGCGGTAGTCATCGTCCTCAATGACCAAATCTACGTGCATTTCCAGCAATTTGTACCGATCATCGGTCTCTGCACGGAAGCCAAGCTGCTCTGAAATCTTCTGCTCGACCTCATCCATCGAATTGACAGGGTCTGGCAGGTCTACATCACGGTAAAACCCATTAGCTTGGAGCTTTTTTAGCTCGTTCGGGGTCTTCCGCATCACATGGGTGACGCGTTCAGCGACTTCCAAGCTGGACGCGCCATAAGGTACGACAACATCTTCTGCTGTGACGTACATAGCAACTTGACGACCGAGTGATGGATCGTAGTACACCTTCTTGAACGCATTACCTGCAAGGCCCAACCCCCACAGCATCCGCTCATGTTCAGGGCGATACTCGACCATCACATCGGTCAACTGATAATTCATATCTTCTTGGACGCGCTGAGCGGCGTCCTTCTTCTCTGGCGTCTCTTTACCGATTATCTGCGTGCGCACCGGCCCTTGGGCTGGGAATGTCTCGCTCATAGTCTCGGCTTGGAACTTAACTACCGCTTCAGCCAGCAGTGGGTGGTGTACACCGCAGGCTCCAGGCCAAGGCTCCGTGCGGTCCTCGACCTTCATACCCAGCAACTCAAGCCCATCGACGTATGTCTGTATCCAGTCTTTGCGGCTGCTAATATCCTCGTTAAATTCACCTAAAAGGTCGCCAGCAAGCTCTGCCAGCACGCCCTCGTCCAAATCTTCGGCTAGGTTATCGTTAAAGTCGCTCTCCTGCTCCTCTTCGAGTTCAGGCTCTGCGTCCTCATCTTCGATCTCAATCTCAATGTCCATGTCGGGGCTTTCTTCCCCCTCCATCTCTGGTTGGTCGAAGTCTAAGCCCATAGGAGCTTGGTTGAGCGACTTGTCGATATCCATTAATAGTATCCCTGATTGCGATTTGACTTAAAGTACACGATATCTTCTGGCTCGTCTAGGTTTGTAGTCACATAACCGCCACGCCGGAACCTATGTAGGGCCATAGACACCGTATCGACATAGTCATCGTTAGCTCCAGCTGGGAATTCTGCCACTTCGTCGATCACTTCCTCGGCCCAGCGGGTCGCTGGTGCCCACACACGACCAGAAGCGAAGATGTCGGCTACACCGTTTAACCTGCTGATCTTGTCGTTCCCCCTAGTCGGGGTGAAGTCCTGCACTGGTATACCCATAGCCCGCATCTCATAGATGAGCGGCGCGCCTGACGCCTTCTTTTCAATGATGACGCCGTCTGGCTGCCACTCTTTATACTCTTCGATAGCGACACGCTTAAGCTCAGGGAACTCCATGCGGTCACGGAAGGCATTTAGTAGGATGATATTAGCCTGTGTTATGCCATTGTCGTCAGGGTGGTAGAACACACCCCATGTCGTGCAGGCGGAGTAATCCGCCCTACTCGTTTTCTCGAACGCCGTATCCCATACCTGCAGGATAAAGTCGCAAGCAGGTGGGTTGTCATCTTCCCACTCCTGCCACCACTCTCTTTTAACGATAGCGGCGCTTTCTGAGATGGGGTTCTGCTGATACTGCGCCTGCCACTTACTGTTAGGCACATCCCTTTTTACTTTTTCTAACTCTTCTAATTCCCAAAACTCAGGCCACAGCGGGCTACCCGAAGGTAAAATTGCTGGAAACTCAATGACTTCCCACTCATCAAGGCTGTCGTTAGCCGCAGCATCTTTAAGTATCTGCCCTGTCAAGTCGCGCTTCGACCACCGCGTCATCACGATGATGATGGCACCACCTGGCTGGAGACGCTGACGCGGCCCTGAGGTATACCACTCGTAGGTCTTATCGTAGATATCAGGGTTAATTTC